AGTCAGCGGCGGCGTTGATACTGTTGGCGTAAAAGCCATCGATGAACGGCTTTGCAGCCGATTTGCCGCCAACTCTTAAAACCCAAAATGCGCGGTCCCCACCCAATCCCGTTGACAACACTTGCCAACGCGCTCCGCACTGCTCAGTGATGTAGGTAATGTTTGCCATTTCGTTTCTCCGGTTGGTTTCAATGTTTGGTTACTACAGGCTCAATCCTACACACTTTTAATCCACTTGTGTAGACACGCGCCACCCATCCGACAAGTGGTCATGGTGGGCAACTAAACGGCGTGTCACATGCAGCAGTTCAGCCTCGTCCACTTGGTAATGCTTGGTAAACGCTTTAATGCCCATACCATGAATGCCCGTGTTGCCGCGGTGGTGCTCAGGGCATAGCGGTATCGCATCGTAGTGGCTTGCGCGCTGGGCCATGCCCGTGCCCTTCCTGGGGTGATGGATTTCACTCGGAGTGCCAGGATTGCCCTGCAAGTGACACAGCACACAGCCGATGGCCGCCACCTTATCGAGGTGCTTTTTCTCTTCGTTGGTCATAATGCTTTACGGATCTGCTCAGCATGCTCAATGCCCCAGCCCCTGCCTTGTGATTGCGCAATCTTTGCGGCGTAGGCCAAGCCTGCTCGAAAGCCAGCGCTCCAGCCCTCGGCATACACCTCCTCAGTCCAGCCCTTATCGTCCTCAAACGCTACGGCGCCGAGAAAGTCAGCCAGGTCTGCCAGCATTTGCTTGTGGCGGCCATCGTTGCTCATCAGATCGTGGCCTTGCCCTCGTTTCTGAGGTTTGCTTGTTCCGTTCTCCAGATGTCCACTCTCGCCTGTGCTGCGATCAAATCCCATCTTAATTTCTCCTCAACTTGCACTGCAATTTCAATACCCCTCAGCAGTTCAATGTACTCGGGGTGCGCGTAAGCGTCACGCTCTTGAGCGCCTAGCGCTGTCTCAAGCGATTGCTTCATAAGCAAAGCCTTCTTGCTCTTTCGGAATTCTTCAAGGTACACGCGCTGCGCTTTTGCGTCAGCAAATTGTTTCGCGTGCTTAATGATGTAATCGACTGCGGCGTGCGGATCATGCTTCATTGTTTTTCTCATTTAAGATGCGTGAAATTTCCCGATCGATGTACCACCGTGCCTTGCGTAAGTCTTCGACTTGCTCACCCTTCAGTCCGGCGCGCCAGCAATATTTCACAGCGTTACCGATGTTAAAGTTGAAGTATTCGGTGATTTCAATGCACTCCACACCTGATGGGTGAGAGTTGTAGTGTTTCGGGTGATTGACATTGTCATTCATGAATGGCCCTCCAAGGTCCGCCATAGGCGCTAGAAATCCAAAATCCTGCTTGGTTGATACTCATCCCCATCCTTTCCATTTCATCGCGTGTTTTGCATCTGCGGCTCACCCCAAAATCGCCTGTGCGGTGCTTATCAAAGGCAAAGGTTGAGTTGAAGTAGTTTTTGCAAGCCTGGCACTGGTTGCGATCACCCGTTAATTTCATACACCCTCACCTTTACGATTCCGGCGATTTGCTTGTTCCTGAAGATCCTCAGGTCCGAGATTTGGTTGTCGTCCTTCCACACTTGCGCGTGGGTCAGACTGTCGAGCAGGGACTTCAGCAGGTTGTCGATGTCCCGCTTGCGTTTGTCCGGCGGGAACACTTCGATCTCGACTCGCAGGTCCCCCTCGAGTTCGTAGGTCTTCACCCCATGTTCCATAAGACATAAGTTCACCGCCTTGCGGTAGGCCTGGCCCTCCTGCGAAATGTAAACGGTGGCGAGCTTGCCAATAACTCTGTGCCGCCAGTAAGTGTTTACGGTAGGTGGCCATGGCAATGTGGCCTCAAAAGATAATGGGGTTTCCATAGGCTTGCTCAGTAAATTGCTGTGAGTTTTTGTCGAACCAAAGCCTGATGACGCCTTCGTATTCGCCGTTGCGTTGCTTCTCAATGGCCAGGTAAGCGTCAGGGATTGACTGGTCTACCACATGGCCAGCCTCAAGCTCGCGCTCCTTCTTTTTGTTGCGGTGCATCAGGATCACATTGTCCACCTGGTCGGCCACCGAGCCTGAGCCTTTAAGGTCCATCTTCGTAGGTGCGTTCTCGTCATTAGCCTGCTTGCGGATGTGATGCACCAGGTGGATGTGCGTGTCATAGTCTCGAGCCAGGGTGCAGAGTTGGTCCACAAAGTTTTTCTGACCGTTGTAGTCGTCCTCATCACGCAGGCATTTCATCAGCGAGTCGATCAGGTAGTGCTTGCAATTGAGATTGGCTGCAGCGTAGCTACCGACCCCTAAAACCTGCCCAGGGCTTACCGTTCCCTGCTGGTCATAAAACCACATCTTGTCGCCAACCCACGCCTTAAAGGCCTCGTAATCGGCTACAGCAGGGTCTCTACGGCGGGACCATTGCCTGACCATGCGTTGAAGGGTGCGCAAGGGCTTCATCTCGAAGCTTGCAATAACGACACGCTGGCCTTGTGCGATCAGGCTCAGCGCAATCATGCCGGTCAGCATGGACTTGCCACTACCGTTTGTGCCGGCAAAAACCGTAACCTCGGCAGGCCGGAACTCGAAGAGGCCTAGCGTCTTGGACCAGGGCATAGTCACAGGCTTGGTTGTAACCGGGTTCTTGACCTGGTCGATCAGTTGGTCCATGCAATCAGCCGCGGATCTAACCCGCACCTGAGCCTCCATCGAGTCATACCAGGCTTGAAAGTCGATGTCTTGAGGTATTGTGTTCATGCGTCAACCTTTGAGTCCCACAGGATGGGAAAGCGTGATTCGGTGTAATGGGCGAAGACTCGAGCAGCACCGCAGCGAAGCAGTTCTTTGGCGGTACGGGCAACTGCATCGGAATCCTGGCCAGTGACATGAGCTACCAAACCTTTGGCCCAGCGATAGTCAAAGTCGAACTTGCCAACCACAACCACCGGGGCTTCGGCATAGGCATCAGGCTTGCCATCGAACTCAACGAAGACGGCGCGGGGCGGCTGTTTTTTGGCCAGCAGGTCCATAACGAAATCATGCCCTTTCATACGCCACCCCGATTTGCGAAGGGATCTTGGCTTGCAGGCTTCGCCTTTCTTTCATTCTCGGCTAACACCCAGTTTTGGAAGGTCTTATCCCAATCAAGCTTTGTCGCATCCTTACCTGATTTGGATTGCCAATAGTTGCAAAACTTCATGATGGTATGGCTTGGGTTCAGATCAGGCCTTTCTTTTGCCATAAAAGCAATCAACTGATCGGAAGGTTCCCAGTCTGGAGGCAAGCGCGTAGCGCGTCTCTCTCTGGTTCTTGGTTCTTGGTTCTTGGTTGCTATTGGGGTAGCATTGCCCTCCCTTATGCCCTCCCCATTACCCTCCCCATTAGGTAGGCTATACCCACCCTCTTGCCTGGCTTTATCCCACCTAATGCGTGCCCCTTTAACCCCGCCATCCTTTTGCTTGGTGAATGAAGCGATCTCCTTGTCGCAGCGCTTGTTGGTGTAGCAATCGCCCTGCAAAACAAAAAATTCTTTCAGTAAGCCGTCAATTTCAACTACTGCTCCAGGCATGCGAATAAGCCTGGCAATCCTGGCTGGATCGTTGGGCAGAGGCTTTTGGTTTAAGTAATACAGGTCGAGCATGCGCCTGTATGCAAGGTCCTCGGTATCAGTGAGGTGGCTAGTGTGGGCCTGATAATCCCCCACATGGAACGGATAGAAACGCATCATAACCCTCGTCAAAGGTTTGTCGTCACTGAAGATGGGCGTTGGCAGGGGGGTGACGAATCCCCTTTTCGGTAGCTAACCTAGCCATGCCCTGTGGACTTTACCTAATGCTTGGTCGGCATGCAAGCAAAAGTTTGAATCATCTCGCGCAGCTTGCTATCGACATCCGACCAATAGCTTTCAAAGGCTGCGGTACCGTTGTTCTCAGCAATACCCAGGCAGATCTTGGTCAGCATGGTAAGCGCTACGCTATTGAAAACTTGCTCAGCAAAGTTACTGTCATGCTGCTCTTCAATAAGATCGATGTGATGACCGATG